AAGCAGACAGGTTAGATCCCGTGTTCGGGCCTGGCGCTACGACGACCATAAGAAAAACAGTGGCGTCGCCAACTGCCAAGCTGGCAGGGGGCTTTTTGTGTAGTGCGGACCTATACGCCTCTGGTATGGTACCAACCATCCTCAGATCAGTTCCACACTGGACTGCTTGCTTTGAGTCCGAGTGGGGAATCGACGACGAGGGGTACCTATACTCCCGCGTGCCAGTTCAACTGGCGCGTGGGCATTTAGTGTTCGTCCCCAAAAATGCTAAGACCTACCGTTCGATTTGCATCGAGCCAGTGCTGAATAGCTTCTTTCAGCAGGGCATCCGGAAGTGCATGGAGGCCCGTCTTAGTAGGTATGGTCTATCAATAAATGACCAGTCGAAGAATCAAAGACTGGCACGGCTGGGGTCCCTGCACGGGACCCTGGCAACGATAGACCTGAGTAGTGCGTCAGACCGGATCAGTTATCAGCTCGTTAAGAGCCTACTACCCCCGGACTGGTTCAGCATGTTGGCAGCGGCCCGGACGGGTGCTGTCAAGATGCCAGACGGTTCGACGCTTGTCCTGGAGAAGTTCTCCTCGATGGGCAATGCGACGACGTTTCCACTGGAAACGTTGTTGTTTTGGGCGATAGCCTCCTCTGCGTTGGATGTTGCGGGTCTAAAACACGACTCGATGACGCTCAGCGTATATGGTGATGACATGATCGTACCCTCGGAAGGGTATTCTCACGTCACTGAAGCCTTAGAATATCTAGGCTTCAAGGTGAACGGCCTCAAGTCGTTTGCCTCCGGACCTTTCCGGGAGTCGTGCGGTGCTGACTACTACAAGGGATATGCTGTACGGCCATTTTACCAGAAACAGTTGGTAAGTGGCGAGACGCCCTTTACGCTCCATAACCACTACGTTCGCAGCGGGCTTTACAAGTACGCTGCTTATGTGCGTGGGCTCATCCCGGCTGAAATGCATCTTTACGGCCCGGATGGGTATTGAGATG